GACATTTAGCTTTTTTTGATGATGGAGGACAGTAATCATGGCATATTTAATAGTTAATTCACAAAATCAATTATATAAAATTGCAAGTAACGACACTGAAAAAAATAATCAAAATTGTACAATACCACCTTACTCAACAATAGAAATATCTGATGCTGATTTTTTAAAAATTAAACAAAATTTAGTTAACATTAATATTTCTGGCGAAACTGCATCATTTACTGATATTGATTTTACTGATTTTAGTTTTAGTGAAACTCACCTTACGGAATATCATAAAGATGTAATACAATCTTTAACATCTTTTATGGATGTTAACAAAGATCACTCATTTTGGAATGAAGCAAACGATTACCGTGGCTTTTTACAATCTTTTGATTATGCTTCTTTAAGCCTCCCACTATCAATTACATGGGAAAAATATTGTCAGGATAATTCTATAAGTTATATTCATCCTTTACAGATTCCATAAAATTGTTTACAAAAAGGCGTGTTTGAGAATATTATTAAATTTAAGGCTAATCCAAAATATATTGATACACATCAAAAATATTTACCAACACCAGCTAAATTAAACATTCCAGAATGGTTTAAAAAATTAAATCATGGCGTAGACATGAAAACTGTAAAAGGTTGTGTTCCTTTTCTAGACTCTCTTACTTCTGGGTATATTTTGAAAATGCCAATTGATTATTTTATAGAACATAATACTTTAGTGGAAGGTGAAAGACAAACTAAAATGGTAGCTGGAAATGAAATATATAGATATTCCAACCTCCCTAATGAAGTAAATTTAAATTATGGACAACCTGAGTTTCACCCTACTCTACAGTTAAAAGGATGCCCTCTTGTAGAAAAAAATAAAAAACTTTCTTTTCACAAAATTTTAAACCCTTGGATTATTGAAACTCCACCAGGATATTCAACATTGTTTTTACCACCTTTAAACAATACTGACGATAGATTTTCTATTATACCTGGAATAGTTGACACAGATACATTTAAAGATGAAGTAAATTTTCCAATTGTAGTGAATGGCGATAAATACCATACTTTAGAAACAACAATAGAGATAGGTACACCTTATGTACAAGTAATTCCTTTCAAAAGAGAACCTTGGAAAATGAAAATAGAAAAAATAAGTGCAAAAGAAAGACAAGATAGTAGGGCTTTTTCTTTTCAACATTTAATTGGTAATTACAAAAAAAAATACTGGCATAAAAAAATATGGAAATAAATTCTAATTTAGATAATTATATAAAAGTTTTTGATGATGTAATGCCTTTAACGGCTTTAGAAAATTTAATAAGAATTTGTAAGGAAAGAAAAGAATTTGACCCCGCTAAAGTAGGTGGAAGAAATCAAGTATTAGACACTGAAATGAGAAAAACTTTTGCGTGGACTATGGAAAATTTAAAAGAATCAAGTATGACAACAATTCATTGGACTAATTATTTATATTTTTTGTTTGAATCAGCAATAAAAGAATATCAAAAAAATTTTGATATATCATACAGATGTATAATACAGGATATTCAAATTTTAAAATATTTTGTTGGAGGTTTTTATAAATTTCACGTAGATCATGCAGGTACCTCACCTCGAACTATAAGCTGTATTTATTTTTTAAATGATGATTTTGAAGGTGGTGATTTACTTTTTAAATTTCCAAAAGTAAATTCAGAGTATAAAATAAAACATAAAAAAAATAGAATGATCGTGTGGCCAAGTAATTTTTTATTTCCACATTGTGTGACTCCTGTCACAAAAGGAGAAAGGTATTCAGTAGTAACATGGGCGTTATAGGAAAAGATTTTGATTATAAAAAAGTAGAAAATTTTTTAACAAAAGATGAAATAAATTTATTAGCTATTTATTGTGAATTAAAACATAAAATTAATATCACTCAATTTGACAATACAAATAACAACAACATGGATACTAGGTTTTATGGAGACGCTATTATGGATTCTTTGTTATTAAGCAAACAACCTTTTATGGAAAAAATTACTGGTAAAAAATTACTAGCAACATATTCTTTTTGGAGATGTTATACAAAATATTCTAATCTTTTAAAGCATAAAGATAGACCCCCTTGTGAAATCAGTGTTACCGTTAAAATAAGTGGAGATAAAGAATGGCCAATTTATATGAATGATACACCAGTAGATTTAGAAAATGGTGATGCTGTTATATATCTTGGAAATAAATTAACCCATCATAGAGAAGAGTTTACAGGAGATTATCAGTTTCAAACATTTTTACATTATGTTGATGCAGATGGTGAATTTACTGATCACTTTATGGATGGAAGACAATACTGGGGAATTACTTGGAAAAAAAATGAAATTTGATCAAAAAAAAGACGGTTCGTGTGAGATAATTTTTTCTGATGATGAAATAAATGTTATTAATAAGTATAAAAAGCTTCATCTGACTCAAGAGTTTCTAAGACATTTTTCAAACAAACTAGTAAATATTTGTATTGAATTTAATAAAAATTTTGATGAAGAAACGAAAAAAAAAATTACTTTTGAAGACTCTAAGATAATAGCTACAAAACCAAAACAAGAGGGTTGATACCAGACTTTAATGGTGGCTTATAATATTGTATAATACCATATGCCTTTAACAAACATACAAATAGCACCAGGATTCAATAAACAAGTCACTGAGACAGGAGCTGAAGGTCAATGGACTGATGGAGATTTTGTAAGATTTAGGTATGGATCTCCTGAAAAAATTGGTGGTTGGGAACAAATTACAGCAAAAACATTTATTGGTGCTGCAAGAGAACAATTAGTTTGGGCTGATTTAGATGGTAGAAAATATGCGGCAATAGGAACAAACAAAGCTTTAATTATATATTATGAAGGTGCTTTCTATGACATAACACCTTTACATACAGCTGTTACTGGATGTACATTTACTACTACAAATACTTCAGCGACTGTAACGGTAAATAAATCAGGGCACGGATTAGAAGTTTCAGACTTATTTACTTTTACTTCAGTAACACCTCCTACAGGTGCGGGATACGTTGCATCTGATTTTGAAACAAATACATTTGAAGTAATTACTTCTTCTGTAAACAGTTTTACAATTACTATGGCATCTGCTGCATCAGGGGCTACAACGGGCACCGGATCAGCGACCGTAAATCCTTATGTAAAGCCAGGGCCATTAAATGCAACAGCAGGGTATGGATGGGGAACTGGAACTTGGGGTAGAGGAAAATGGGGTTCTGCTTCAACAACTAGTAATGTTATTATAGATCCTGCTTCGTGGTCATTAGATAACTTTGGTCAAGTTCTAATTTCAACAATAAAAAATGGAAAAACTTTTTCTTGGAATCCTATAAATGCAAATGCAAATGCATTAACAACAAGAGCAACAGTCGTAAGTGGAGCACCAACAAGGTCTGTTATGTCTATTGTGTCAGATAGAGATAGACATTTAATAGTTCTTGGGACTGAAACAACAATTGGCAGTGATACTACACAAGACAAAATGTTTATTAGATTTTCTAATCAAGAATCACTTACTGAATATACGCCTACTTCAACCAATACCGCAGGAACGTTTAGATTAGACTCTGGTGTAAGAATTGTTGGAGCGGCCAAAGGTAAAGATTACATTTTAATTTTAACGGACACTTCTGCGTATGTAATGCAATTTGTTGGACCGCCATTTACTTTTTCAATTAGACAAGTAGGTAGTAATTGTGGATTGATTGGTCAACATGCTATTCATTATGTTAATGGTAGAGTGTGGTGGATGGGACAAGCAGGAGGCTTTTTTGTTTATGATGGTACGGTTAAATCTGTTCCTTGTTTAGTTGAAGACTTTGTATTCACTAAAACTGGAAGTAATTTAGGAATTAATTACAGTGCGGGCGAACAAGTGTATGCTGGTTTAAATCATCTTTATGAAGAAATTAATTGGTTTTATCCAAAAAATGGTTCTGAATTAGTGGACAGAGTTGTAACTTATAATTACACCGAAAATACTTGGACTACAGGATCTTTAGCAAGAACTACATTTCATGATTCAACATTATTTGATAACCCATATGCAACAGAATATAATAACACAGGAACACCTTCATTTCCCGTTATTCAAGGAGTAACAAACAAAAATGGTGCTTCTACTTATTATGCGCATGAGGTTGGAGTAAACGAAGTAGATAGTGTAGGTAATAAAACTGCAATACCTGCATTTATACAGTCTGGAGATTTTGACTTGTCTGTAGGAGGCGATGGAGAATTTTTTATGAGTTTAAGAAGATTTATACCTGATTTTAAAAGACTTGTTGGAAACGCACAAATTACTATTAATTTAAGAAATTATCCTACAAGCACAGCATCAAGCTCACCTTTAGGGCCATTTACAATATCGAGCTCTACTGATAAAGTAGATACACGTGCAAGATCAAGATTTGCAAGTGTAAAAGTTGCTAATCTTTCGACAGATCAAAGTTGGAGATACGGTACTTTTAGAGCTGATGTACAACCAGATGGAATGAGGGGCTAATGGATCCTATAACACAAAGAATTTTAGATCAACAAAGAGCAATAACGGATAATCCAAATTTTAGTGGATATACACCATCAAATCAAAGTGGTATTGCAACTATAAATGCTTCACCCCTAAACGAAGATCTTTCATTTGAAAATACATTTTTACCTCAAGAAACCCCACCTATAGATGTTAAGCAATTAGCAACCAATGTTGGTAAAAAAATGGTGACAGATTTTGCTGTAAAAAAATTAGGCATAGATGGATTAAAAGGTAATGTATTGAAATCAGTTATAGGAGGTAATACTCTTATGGGTTTAAGTAATCCTCTTACAGCAGCTTTTACAGTAGGCTCATTATTACCAGATTCAGTAAAAGGAATTGCAGGTATACTAAGAAACAATAGAGCACAGAAAGCTATTCAAAGAGATATAATTAAAGACATGCAAGGACAAATAACTACAACTAATCCTAAAATTACAAACATGCAGCCTACAGCAAGAGATAAAGCTATGGGTGGAGGAAATAATTATACAGCTCCGGCTTCCTCTTCAAAATCATCCCCTAGATCTGAAAGACATAGTGGTGGAGCAGGCGGACTACATTCAGGTTACTAATAATGGCTAGAGTAGATATAGTAATTCCAGAACCCACTCCTGTTTATGAAGAAGAAAATCAAAGACAAGTAACTCAGTCTTTACGAACCATGCAAGATAAGTTAAATACATCTTATCAACAAGAACTTAGAAATGAACAAAATGCTTTTAATTATTTTTTATCATGACCATACAATATAAAAATCAAGGATTTAAACAAGCAAGCACAGGTAAGACTACTGCACTTACATGCCCAAGTGATGCAACAATAATTGTAAAAAGCGTATACTGTGCAAACAATGATGCTTCATCTGCTATTATAGTAAACATGAATTTAGTAGATTCTTCTGATTCAAGCACAGAGTATGAGTTTTTTAGAGATGATCTAGCTGCTAAATCACAAGTTAATGCTACACCTGAAGGTCTAAATTTAGAAGCAGGTGATGCCATAACAGTTACAGCGGCTACAGGTAGTAATAAAATACAAGGTGCTATAAGTTATGCATTGATAGACAGATCTCAAGAAAATGGTTAGACATACAATTTTTACAAACTCTATTGTTGCTGATACTTACCCAAACGAAAAATTAAAAAATCTTATTTTGCACGATTTAGAGCTGCACAAAAAAATCGGTGGGAGAGATATATCTAATCATGGTGGTTTCCAAACTCAAGATCTTACAAACGAAAATATTTTAGGAGAAATTCATAAAAAATCAGAACAATTAATATTAGCAAATTACAAATTATTTGCTAAAAAAATTAAAATATTAAATGTTTGGATTAATGTTAATAAAAAAAGAGATTTTAATAAAATTCATTTACATCCTGGTAGTCATTTTTCTGGAATTTATTATTTAAATGGCTCTAAAAAAGGTGGAGAGTTAGAAATTTTAAGAGATGATGCTACCTTATTTTCTGATCAAAGTCAGTTTTTACCTGATGATACAGATTTTATTACAACTTTTAAAATACAACCTAAAGATAATTTATTTATATTATTTCCTTCTCAGTTAAAACATATGGTCTTGCCGCATTATGATGAAGGAGAAAGAATTTCAGTATCATTTAACATAGGATTTTTTTAATGGCACGTCAAAAGTTTACTCACTTTATACCAAGAGCAAAACCAAAAAAACGTCCGAGAAGGCATAAAAAAAGGCTTAACAAAAATGAAAAAAGAGATTATAAACAATACAATAAACAAGGAAGAAAACAATGAGCGATGTAATAAAAATACCTGCGGAAGCAAAAGAAATTATTAAACACAAAAAAACAGGACAGGTCTATGCTACCAAAGCTGATTTTGATGCTGATGTTGCTGATCCCAATACTGATACTACTGTGGATGATTTTCGACAAGACCTTGAAATAAAGGTGACAAAAGTTTCTATGGGTGCTAAAACCAAGGAATAATGGAACCCAGAGGAGCCACTGAGCTACAGTTTGAATTACTGGAAAAGCACGTGCCAAAAGAATTACTTGATCAAGTACAAATATGTACTTCTATTCCAGGCAAGGTTCCTATTGATCCAAACAAATTAAATATTCTTTGGCAGAAAAATTCTTGGGATCAAAACAATCTTCAACCTTTTTTTAGAGATAAGACAAGGCATAATGAATATGATTGGTATGTATTCAATAG